GCACTAGCATCCGCAGATACAGAGGACTCTGAAGCAGCAGCCGCTGTAGCACTTGCAGCAGCATTGGTGGCTGAGGTAGCTGCACCACTGGCTGAAGCAGCAGATGCTGTAGCTGAATCACTAGCAGCAGTGGCTGAAGAGGAAGCATTAGAGGCCGATGTAGCAGCATTGCTTTCGGAGGTTGAGGCATTGCTGGCGCTAGTCGAAGCCTCTGATGCTTTAGTCGTTGCCGTAGAAGCGCTGTTAGACGCACTGGTTGCGCTTGTAGCGGCTTCTGAGGCTTTAGTAGTAGCAGTGGTAGCACTAGCAGCGGAAGCCGTCTCAGAGGCTCCTGCGGCTGTCTCAGAGGCACTGGCTGCTGTGGCACTAGTAGCAGCGTTTGTAGCACTAGTGGCTGCGTTGGTCTCTGAGGATGCTGCGGCAGTTGCTGAGTTCTCTGCTGCTGTTGCGTAGGCTGCAACACCTGTAGCACTGTTGGCCGCATTAGTAGCAGAGGTACTTGCTTCAGCAGCTTTAGTTGTAGCAGTAGTTGCAGAGTTAGCCGCATCTACCGCACTAGCGGCTGCATCACTTGCTTTCGTAGTAGCTATCGCAGCTTGGGCTGTAACAGCAGATATAGTGGCATCCGTATTGGAGTCACCAGCACCACCATCACCTCTAAATATAGCCATTGTAGCTCCTACGAAAACAAAAGAAAGGGAGAATAAAGAAAGGGGGACTCCGCGAAGAATCCCCCAGTTTAGCTTTAAAGTACAGCTAGGGTGAAGCCTGCTTCTGGACGCATGACCTGAACGCCATACAAACAATCAGCAGTGTAAAGAGTACCGAGGAACTCCTGCTTGTACTGAGTCTGTGAACGGATAGCCTGCTGCTCTGCAAGAACGTTGGTGTCCTTGTGGATCAGCTGAGCGCCACGAACGCCTGACTCAAGAGTAGGTACGTTAGTAGAAACATATACGTCAACACCGTACAGGTTACCAATCTTGCCAGTCTCTACGCCTTTGCCATTAACAAAGTCAGTAGAAGTGTAGCGATCAATACCCATGATAGCGTTACGCAGTGAAGGAGGAACGATGAAGCTACGGTTGTCCATAGGAACGTCTGCATCGTCTTGCTTCTGAATCAGCGCACGGAACGCAGCGTCAGAGAAAGCGCCAATGTCAGCAGTACCGTCAGCATCATAGGCTTCCAAAGCACCAGAGGTAGTGTTAATCTGGAAAGAACCAGAGTTAACGTAGCTAGAGCCATCACCGTCACCGAAAGACTTAGCCAGAGTAAACAGATCGTTGTCAACCTGCTTAGCCAGACCATAGCCTGCGTCACCAGTGTAGAACTGACGCAGTGAAGCGAGAGCCTGTACTTCGGTGATGTCTTCGATTAGACGAGAGAACTCAAAGTGCTTGTTGATGTTAATCAGAACTTCTGACTCAACAGAGTTCTGGATAGTTACGGCAGTCTCTGCAACTTTAGCAGTGGCTGTACCACGAGCAGGCTTAGGTACGTGAATGGTGTCACCTTTCTTACCAGTCATGCTCATTTTTTTAACGAGGTTAGCCATTACAAGATTGCTCTTGTATGCTGCAATTACTTCGTCACTCCAGATTTCTGGGATAAAAGTAGCTGCGCTAGTGTTGTCTACTGCTCCGCCCATATTGGGATATACTGATGTAGCCATGATAATACTTCCTTAAAGAGATTAGTTATCTAACCCTCTTTTCAGCATAAGCCCTCTCGATTTCTGGAGATAAAGCTAAATACCTATCAGGGTCAGTTTGCATTAGTTTAATAATGTCTGAGCGCCTATAGACTTTCTTAGATGCTGTCTCGCCACTTCCTTTTGCACCGCCCGTTGAGGCAGTCTTGACAGCTTCTTTTCTGCTTGCTTTCTCATTAACGGCAGTCTGAGCTACTGTTTGTTGACGCTCTTTCCATATAGTGAAAAGCTCATCAGCAGCTTCGTAGTCATACTGCGTATCCGCTTGTGCAAAGAGCTGAGTACGAATCTTTGATCCTTTAATCCAATCAACAAACTTACCATCTTGCAGAATCTCTTGCATGTCAGGATGACGTTGTTGCAATTGAGCCTGCGCTGTTTGCTGCTTGTACTGCTGAGTTTGTGCTTCAGCAGCTTTAATTGAAGGATGATTCTTAATCGCTCTCTCGACAGCCTTGTCGGGATCAGAGAAAAAGTCTATGTCTTCTTCAGGTTCTTGGGTTGCTGGGGTGTTGGTGTCGAGTTGTGTCTGGATGTAGTTGTCTACTACTGAACGAAGCTCCCCTACCTCACCGCTTTGCTTTCCTAGTAGCTTCTCAGCTTCTTGGTGCATCCTTACAATCTCAGCGGTTGACTTTCCTTTGTACTTATCAGGGATTTCTTCTTGTTCTTGAGGAGTTTCCTCTACTTGAGGCTCCTCTTGAATCTGACTTACTTCTTCATGTTCAGTTTCGACGTCTTCTGGACGCTCGTCTATTAGTGTTGCCATTATTAAACTCCGTGAGTATTCTCATTATGGAGGTGTATTATGCAGGGCTTCGGTTAGGAGTTGGCCTTGCGTTCTTGCTGTAACTTCTGCGCTCTGTTCTTTTCCCACTTTCTAGTAGCACCCATAAAATCACCAGATAGCGGGTCTAACTTACTTCGCACAGCACTTACAATTCTTCTTGCAATCTTGTCGCAATCTAAGCAGGGAATGTAGGTACACTCTGAATCTGTGTAGCGTTCGTTTGTGTGTCCATCCTCGCAGCGATACTCGTAGATAGCCCTCATTAGGCAGCTTCTTCTACTTCATCTTCCTTTAATGCTTCTGCTTCTGTTGCATCGATTTGAGCTTCTAGGTTTAGTAGGTTAGCTATGACAGCGAGTTGGCCCTTACGGAAGTAAAGGTCTTCATTATCTTTTGCAGCTTCTACTGAGTTGATCACCATCGCATTAGACTTAAGGTCTTCCATTAGCTGCTTCCAGCCGTCTGTTCCAAACATATCTCTAATGTTACGGTAATATAGCTCAAGGTCTTTATCAATCATACTGTTTCTCCCTAAGGACAGTTAAGTTAAGTTATCATTAATGAGATATAAACACCTCATATACTACTTATTATATCATAAATGAATAAGAAAGTCAAGCGTTATTTGTTTTTTTTACTTGACTTTGTCGTATTTTTGTTGTATATGGCGTCCCAGTTGGCTGCAAACTTCTTCTGATCTGTCTTGCGCTGGGCACTTCCTTTACCACCGTGGGTCTGACCCTTCATCGTTTAACTGGCTTCTTCTTAGGCTGTGTCTTTTTCTTAGGTGGACGACCTACTTTATTACCGTATGTACCTTTACCGTATGGCATAGTATTCTCCTATTGTGTTTATATGTACAGTGACAATGTGCATATATATGTAGACTTAAACCACTTTTATGTACATATAAATGTTTACCACTTAGATTTATCAGCCCAATAAGCTGCTGACATCTTACCTTTAGCAATGTTTTTACCATGTCGTGCTTTAAAGCTAGCACGTTTCTTTTTCATTGCTTCGGACTCTCCCGCTTTAGGTTTTCCTGCGGTCTTTGCCCCCTGTTCTCCATACCTAATCGTCTTGATTTTGTCACCTTCTTTTGCCACAACAACATGGCTTTTCTTTGGGTGATTAGGGGTACGCTTCGGCTTATTGTATCCAGTGACACCAGCTCTAGCTAGTCTTGGGTCTGGTTTTTTTGCTGGCATTCTTAGTCTCCATTTGTTTCTCAAGTTGTGCAATCTTCTTAAACAGTTCCTCAAACTTTACATTTACCTGTTCAACGACATTCTCTAAGTCTCTATTGCTGACCATTGGGTATCATTCCTTGTGGTTGTGGCTGAGGAGCTGCTGGTCGAGGAGCCGGTGGTTGAGGAGTTGCTTCTGGAGAAACATTACTTTCTTTAACTGCTACTTCACGTTCCTTAAGTAATTGCTTAGAGATTTCAAGACGCTTTTGGAACTCTTTGTCATCAGCATCTCCAGCTTTAAGATTAGTAGTAACAGCTTTAATGCGGTCAATCTCTAGTTCCTGCGGTATAGCCTGCGCTTCCACTGTAATCTTTTGCGCTCTAGCTTGAGACTCTTGTGCTTGTCCATTGAGTGCAGCAGTCTGTGACTGTTGGAACTCCATCTGAGCTTGCTGTGCCATCTGTTGAGCCTGTTGTGCTTCTGGATTAGGCTGATTAGCCTGCTCAAGAGTAGCAATAAGCTCTTCACGGTTGGACAGGTTCATGTTGTCGAT